GGAGCAGCAGTAGTACTAGCATGGCCAGTATAGTTACTTTGGAATAACGCTTTAGTAGGAGCAATAGATGGAGTATGTCCAATTGGTTTTTGGCAAGCACTAGGAGTAACTATACTGTGTAACATTTTATTTAAAGGAACTAGCTCTAAGTAGTATGCTAAGTTATAGTAAAGAAACTACAGACACTGTAACTAATATTATTAAACTAGAGCTTGAAATTACTACAGCAGTACTTACTGGACATAAAGCTAGTGATGATGATAAGTTTGCTGAGCATAGGAAGAGGTTAAAAGAATTAAGAACTATTTTAAAACTAAATAAGTAATGGATACAATAACTACAGTATTATTATGCCTGTTAGTAATATCACTACTGGCAATAGCATCTAATTGGAATAATAAATTATAAAATAATGGACAAAAGAGTTGCTAGTTCAACTCTTTTTCCTTATCTTTAAGTATTAGAAACAAACAAATAAAGGTTATGACTGACGAGGAACTACAGGCTTTATGTGATGAAGAAGAAATCTACATCAACAAATGGAGAGATACATTAACACAAGAACAAATAGATTCAATTTAGATTATGAGCAAAGATTTAACCGAGTACACAAAAGAAGAACTATACAATCAGATCTTTAAAAACTATCAGGAGCAGATAGACATACTCAAAGAGATGATAGAGAATAGAGATAAGTTCATCACTATGCTAGAGAAGCAACTAGAAAACAGTGACAAGTTTATTATAAGTATGACAGAGAAGTCGCAGGAGGATGAGGGCGAGCCTTTAATGAAACCGTCACGCGCATTTTTTGACAGTGAGACAACCTCAACCACCTTCCCCTTCACAACTAATGAATAGAAAGGAGTACCTAGAGATGGCAAAGAGAGGTAAGCAAGGAAGCAAGATACTACTAGTTCAGATAATAGTCATACTATGTACATTAGTATACTTAATATTATTATAGATGAGAGAGATATATTATAAAATAGTTAGATTGATAGGGTACACAATTATTGTACATCACAAATACAATACGGAAACATTTGAATTGGAGAAGAAATATGCCTATGTAGGAGTATACAAATACTTAGGTAGGTACAAGCATGATAAGAGTTTAAGGATGGTTCGAATTTGGGAAATTAAAATAAGATAGATATGAAACCTTGGATAACAACACACGTTTATAATAGTTGCGAACAGAAAGTATTGATACAGCCAACACCAGGATTTGATGGTATAGAGGTATACCTATTCGAAGCAGATGGTAGTGACAATAGTGGAGCTTTATACATTAACAAACAAGAGCTTCCTGTCATCATTAAGAAGCTACAGGAGATGATGGAATACGTAACAAATGAATAAGATGGTATATACAGTAGTACTACAAAACGAATGCTACATCTACATGAATGGTAAGTTAATTCATAAGACTAGAATTGATAACTCTCAATCAGGAGTTACATTTGATGTAATGGCCTACAGAAAGAATGATACATTAAAATCAATTAAATAGAATGAAAATAATATACATGGAACAGACTCTCAACCTAATGGCTCAGGGAGGTCCTCAACACCTAGAGTATGTAAATGATCTAGTAGCTTTGGGAGAGATAAAGACAACAGAACAATTTGGAAATTATTTAGTAATACAACACACAGATGGGACAGATACCACGAAGTAGATTAGTAGTTCAAATAGATAAGCTACAACAGGAGATAAAGCTTCTAAGAGAAGAACTAGCGTACGAGAAAAGAAACAAAACAAATAAGGTATGATAAATTTTTTAAAGACATTTGCAATAGCAAATGGTATAGCAGTATTGATTTTACTAATAGTATACACTATAGGATGTTTTATTACTTGGTCCATCATGCCAATTAATATTGCAGATGGTTCAACATACGCAGTTATAAGAGTAATAGAGGTAGGATTATTTACTGTATCATTACTTGATCCCTTTGACGAAATATGATACCAGCAAAGGAAAAGGCAAGAGACTTAGTGCTTTCATTCTACTATGCACTTCCTAATAATGGAAGTACCGAAGGAATAAACAGTACTACTAGAAGGTATCAAGAAGGTATTAGATGTGCACTAATTTCAGTTGGAACAATCTTAGATGAGTATCAATCCATATCAGATCTAGAGAGTACATTGGTAGTTGGTGGGCAGGTAATGTCTATTGTGGATAAGATAGTATATTGGAATGAAGTTAAATCACAAATACAAAAGCTATGACGTTAAAAGAAAAGACATTAAAATCAGCAGCAAAAGCACAGGAAGAGAAGCAAACTATTACTACAAAGGTTGTAGACAAATCAAGAACACCTAGATGGTTTACAGGTAAGCTTTATAAACAAGGAGGAGAGGTATGTAATCCAATAAAAAACATCACCGTAGGATTGACTCGTGCCCAATTAACCATGTATGACTTTATCATATCATGTATAAATGCAAGGAGTTATGGAGAGGATTACCAAAAAGCAGTACGTTGGTTTAGGGACAATCACCCCGAAGAGTTTAACTCATTACTACAGTAAGTAAAGATAACAGCCATGACAGTAAGAGAACTTATAGAGGTATTGAGCAGAATAGAAGACCAGGACGTAAGAGTAATGACAAGAGGATATGAAGGAGGAGTAGATGATATGGTAATAGGAAATGATATAGATAATAATAATACTCCAGCAATTATACATGTAGCCCTAGATGTAAATACAGCATGGTACTATGGAAGACACGAAAGAGTAGATGATATGTACGATAGTACTAGTAGTGATTATCATATAGTAAGGGCAATAGTATTGTAGAGGATGGAAGTATGGGGTAGAAATAAGTTAAAGGATCCTAATTCAAATCATATCATAAGAAAGGTAGAGAAGAGAAGAAGGCAGTTAATGGAAAGAGAACAAACATCTAAGGTAATAAAAGAACTAAAGTACCTAGAGGAGAGAATGGACATAGGAAGAATGCTATTGGATAGGTGGCGAGAGACCCATTCATAGACCCGTTCACATACCCAATCCATACCCGTTTCTCTACCGGTTTACATACCCGTTATACATACATATGACGTAGGGGAGATATAGGGAGAGACATAGAGAGAACTGCTGAGATACATAGTAAATGAGAAGGACTTTGGGTAAACATAAAGAGTAGTAAAAGAAACGGAAGAGTAGAAGGATACTAGTGACCCGTTCGTATATGGATACCTGTTTGTATAATGATGTGTAGAAGAAGGAGAGAGGCTAGGTAGAATAAAGTAAGGTAAAATGTGGGGACTGTGTCTCCCTATTACTTTTTTTTCTATATAGAGAGAATCTATGGAGAGAAACCCGTCTACATACCCGATCTAGACCCGTTCTAGTGACCCGTTCTAGTTACCCGTTTGAGACCCGTTAGGAAACCCCTTCTAGTGACCCGTTTGAGACCCGTCCTCCTTCCCTCTTTAGGCCCTATTGCTTTTACTTCTCCTGTTTCTTCTATAGGAGGCTCCTTTTACTCAGGAGTTAGATACTTAAATAAACTAAATAAAACATAGAAAAGAGTTGTCTCCTATGGCTTTTGTTCTTATCTTTAGGTATATAAAAAAAGATACTATGAGAACAATGAGAACACTTAAGGTTTATGAGTACTTGATCAACCAAGGAATGGCTACTGGGGCAACTGAGTTGTTAAAGGATTTTCAAGGGGTAGAGAATGTTAAGCATGAGGAGTTATTGAAGTTTCTAGTTCCATACTACGGGGAATTTACAGAGGAGATATTTACTTATATGCAATGTCACGTAACAACTACTTTAACCCTTGACTAACTATGAAGCTAATTCACATTACAATGCAGGAGCGATGGGCAGCCTCACGGCATACCATACAGAAATCTAAGAAGACCTATACCAGGAAGGAGAAACACTCCTCAAAAAGACAGGGACCTCAAAAGGGTTCCTTTTCCTTTATACAAAAGAGAGGGGTTGATAGGATTTGTCTATCAGGAGGTTAGGAGAGGGGAGTTAAAGCTGGGCTTTAGGTAGGGGAAGGCTCTAGGGAAGTGCCCTAGGTAGGGAGAGAGGGTTTAAGTTAAAGGAATACTTTAAGTTAAAGCTTTGCTTTAGGTAAAAAAAAGTCAGTTAAAGCTTTGATTGAAGTTAAAGCATCACTTTAAGTTAAAGCTTTACTTTAAGTAACGAACATGGCGTACCGGCCCGTCTACTCTTCCGACTCTCTTTCAAAGCCAGGCCCCTTATTCCTCTAACGTACCTAAAGATACGAACACTTATCCCTTATAGCAACTTTTTTTACAGTTATTTTTAAAAAAATATTACTATAGATAAAATCTATACATGGTATAAAGGGTAGTGGTAGGGAAAGGTGCCATGGTGGAGTTTTTCCATAGTTATTTCCTATAGTAGTTGGAGCCTATGTATAAAGTCCTTATCTTTAGGTATCAATAATTAAAACAACAACAAACATGATTGTAAACGAAAGTATGAGGACAGTAATCTTAAGTATTATAAAGTCCAAGATCCAAAGTGATTCAGTAAGTCCTAATCAAGTAGCCCAGGTTGCTTGGGATTGTGGAGTGGAATTGACAAGTGCTCAAATAGTGTACATTAGTAATAACTTCTAAAACAAACATCATGATCAACACAATCAAAGATTTATCGGTAGTAAATTGGATAGGAGATAGGAAAGGTATCTTCCAGGCTATTGTAAAGGTACCTGCAGGCTTCTATACGGCCTACGTATTAGGAAGTGAATTGCCTAATCCTAATAGATGGAAGAAGGGGGCGTTACAAACAGTACAATTCCAGCCTGAAGGATCTGATGCATGGCTTACAGTGTTTGCTAGAAAGGGAAGTAAGATTATTATAATGGACCAAAAGATTGCTGAGCAATTAGAGGTAGGGACTATCAATCAATTGTTCTATAATACAAATCTAATGGACCAAAAGCAATATCAGGCAGTAGGAGCTAAGACATGGGCAGATAAAGCTTTTATCTTGAATGAATAATTGTTGAAAAAAAGTTAAAGGAATAGTTGGTACTATGCTAGCTATTCCTTATCTTTAGGTATCAATAATTAAAACATAGAAAAAATGAAATTATCACTTTACGATCTCATGCAAGAGATTAGAACTTACACCCCTATCGATCTAGCATCTTTAGAAAAAGCTAAACAATCCAATATAACTACTACTAATAGTAGAGAGTTAAAAAATCTATTAAATGGATGGATGAAAGGATCATATGATGAGGATCCTCAATATCTAGCTCAAGAATTAGAATGGTTGGTTAATTAAAAAAAAAGTTGCTCAATCAAATAATAGTTCGTATCTTTAGGTATTAATAATTAAAACAATAAGAGTTATGCAAGAGCAAGTTTTTAAATGGTTAGATGCACATAAGCTAACTAGAAGTGAAGTTGAAGATTTTGACTACTTAGAAAATATTATATCTAACTATGAAGAAGAATTTGGAGAGTTAGAAGAAGATGACGTTATAAATCTAATTTGTGACTATCAACTTTATTTTTTAAAAAAGTTGTAAAAAAAGTTGCCTACTAAAATAATAGTTCGTATCTTTAGGTATCAATAATTAAAACATAGAAAAGATGAAAGACATGACAGAACAAGAATGTAGATTAGCTTGGGAAAAACATCAAAAAAATGCTCATGAAGATGACATGATGCCTTACTCAGAATTCAGAAGTAATAATGGATTGGTAGATGAAGAGGAAGAAGAAGATGCTTGGGATGATGATGGCTATGATGAGTACGATGATGATCCAGATAGATATGGAGATATGATCTAAAAAAAAGTTGCCTCTTCGGAGGCAATTTACTATCTTTAGGTATTAATAATTAAAACATCAAATCATGACAAAAGAAATCACAATTATCAAAACTAGAAATGGTAAAGATTCAGAAATCGTAGGAACGGTAGACTATTTAGTAAACAACTATTTTGGCTATACTTTAGAAGTTGGGCAATCTTACGAGAGAGAGAAGGGTAATAAGAAAATCAATAGAAATCCTAAATCAGGAAAATCCTTAGTTGATAATTTGAATAAAGCAGTTACTAATTCTGCTGCTAATGGATATTCTTCTACTTATTTTTCTTTAAAATAATTAAAAAAATAGTTGCTTAATTAAATCTTTGTTCGTATCTTTAGGTATCAATAATTAAAAGATATAACTTATGAGCTGGTACAAAACTGCCCCTTACAGATCGGTAAATGAAATTGTAGAGTTTTTAAAAACTACAAATCATCAAACAGAATCTCAAATACAAGAAAAAGTATTTGGGTATTTCAGAAACTACTCTTATGAGAGTAATAAAAAGTATGCAGATATGTTGAGAAGGGGTTTGCAAAAAGGTCTGTATAAGAGAATTCTATGGAAAAAGAAATCCGATAGTAGAAATCTATACTACTATTATGTTGTAAATAAATCAAAATAAAGTTGTAGAATTAAATCTTTGTTCGTATATTTAGGTATTAATAATTAAAACAGATAAAATTATGTTGGTAAAAGAATTAGTTGAAAGTCTATTAATGTTGGATCAAGAAAAAGAAATTAACTTCTCATTTGGAGCTGAGAGGGGTAGGGGTTATATGTCTGGACATTCAGGAGAGCTTATGGATTTCGAAATAGAAGACGGACAAGTTGTATTTGCTTTAGATTTCGATGAAGATAATTGTGATTCTGATTAAAAATAAATCAAAATAAAGTTGTAGAATCAAATCTTTATTCGTATCTTTAGGTATCATTAATCAAAACATATAAAACTATGAGTTTATTATCTACTGCAAAACAAGTATTAATTGACGGGGCTATTGAATTGTATGAAATGAGAAGATCTGGATTAGATTTAGATATTCTTTCATATGAAATTCATTATCGAAATCTTGGAAGTTTAATTTTTCAAATTGATTGTTATGAATCTCTTGGAGATATCTTAAATGATATGGAAAAAGATAATCTTCAGGAATTGGGATATTTTGAAGGAGATGAGTTTTTACTTGAAGAATTTTTAAAAAGAGTAAGAGAAAATTCTTAAAAAAAAGTTGCCTCTTCGGAGGCAATTTACTATCTTTAGTTATTAATAATTAAAACATATAAAATCATGGCTAAAAAAACTTATCAGGACACGGACGGAACATCATTTCAAGGAGTAACAATTCGAGCAACAGTTGAGCAATTGACAAATGCTTTTGGGGAACCTGACGATAATAATACAGGTGAGGATAAAGTGAATTTCGTATGGGATATGGAAACTGACGAAGGAGAAGTATTTACGATTTACGATTGGAAAAATTACAGAGAATTGAGATTGGATGAATATGTTGTGTGGCATATCGGAGCAAGGAGTAAATCTATTGCTAATGTTGCTGAGAGAGAATTATTGAAAAAACTTTAAAAAAGGGTTGGCCCTTCGGGGCCTTTTTACTATCTTTAGGTATTAATAATTAAAACATCAAATGTTATGTTAAACAAAGAAGTAGTTTCAGTAACAATCTTAGCGGTCTTAGTAGTATTTCAAGTAGCAGTATTAGTATCAGCAATAATGCAAAACATTTAATCAACAAGTTATGTCAGAGCAAGAAAAGTTTTTACAGTGGTTAATCAGAATGGGAAATATCCATACAGCAGACAATGTTAGGATGGCAAGAGCGTTTAAGATTATAAAATAAATTAAAACAAACATCATGAGAGATTTCAGGCCCTATGCAATAGCATTAGTATTATTTGCAGTTGTATTATTATGTTCAAGTTGTAGTAGTAATCATTGTTTTCATAAGAGAAGTAATTGGACTCATAATAGCAGATCTTTTTAAAATAATTAAAAAAATAGTTGCTTAATTAAATCTTTGTTCGTATCTTTAGGTATCAATAATTAAAAAGATAAACACTATGAAAAATTATTCAAACGAGATTGCAGAATTAGAATCGAAAATTGCTATTGCAGCAGCAGAGCAGAGATTGTTAGAGACTTCTAACAATGAAAAGGTTAAAGGAGTTTTAGATTATTACTTTAACTATTTCAAAGAAATGGAAGTTCAAGTGAGAGGGACTTATGCTACTTTTCATTTAAAAGATGAAGATGGTTATAATAAAGAGATCTTTAGTTTATATTTTGATGAGAGATATAAGCAAGAAGCAGAGTTGAGAATTTCTTATTATACAACTTCCACTCACTCTAATTTTGAAATAGAGAGATTGATCTTACTTGGAAAAGCAGCTCAAGTTATTAAAAGAAGCTCAGAGATTATCTTATCAACGATCAAAGATGTAAGAAATCAAGATCTTGAAAAATCAAATGAATTATTCTCTATTCAATTGAAATATGAGAATGAAATTAGAGATTATAGGAATACAGAATTTCAAGAGAGAAAAGTTCAAATTGGATTAGAGTTGAAGAATGAAGGAGTTACTTTTGAAACTCCAAGAGAGATTAAGTTTAAATTTAATTATGTAATATATGTAAACTCTCTTAAAATAATTGATGTTTCAAAATCTGGGAAAACTTGTACTGTAGTTTTTAAAAATAGAGGAGGATATGAATCAAGAGAAGAAAATTGTAATATGCAGAGTATAATTGATCAAGTTGTACTCCTTCGTAAAAGCATTGTATCAACTTTAGAGTTGGTATAGTTTTAATTATTGATCGAAGAAAGGGCTCCTATTAGGGGCCTTTTTGGGTTAAAAAAAGTTTGTAAAATAGTTGTAGAATTAAATCTTTGTTCGTATCTTTAGGTATCAATAATTAAAAAGATATATTATGAAAGAAGTTAGAGAGTACTTTGAAGAGAATTATGGTCACATTGATTTTTGGTCTATTACAGATGAAGAGATTCAAGAGTTCTTGGATAGAGTTTATTTGGAGGGTTTATCTTTTGAACAAAAGATGGATTGTTTTTGTGATTATTTAATGGCTAATCAATTAGTTGATTATGATGAATAGTAAAAAAAAAGTTGCCTCTTCGGAGGCAATTTCTTATCTTTAGGTATTAATAATTAAAACAACAAATCATGACTATAGAAGATTTAAGAGGAAGAGAGTTCATCCACTATCAAGATGAATCAATTAAGTACGTTGTAGGTAGAGGAAAAGATGGTAAGACTGTTATTCATTGGAAGGGTAAAGCAAATACTACGGTTTATAGAGATGAACAAGTAGTAGATTTTTTTGAAAGAACAGTGTGGATTTTATTATAAAATAAAGTTGCTCAATTAAATAATAGTTCGTATATTTAGGTATCAATAATTAAAACATAGAAAAAATGATGGACATTAATTACTTTTTAGATGATGCACAGAATTCAAGACAAGGACAATTTGAATTAGACTTTGCAGAAGTTATCACTTGCTTCGATACTTTCACAACTAGACTAGTTACTGAGGATGGAAGAACATTAATCCTTTATTGGGATGAGTTAGGTTTCTGTAAAGACTATGAAGTGATCGATACTTATGAAACTCCTCTAATGAAAGGACATCCTGGGATGGCAGAAGAGATTGTTACAATGCTTAAACATATGAATGTGGATGGAGAGACAATGCAATACATTCTTGATAAAGCAGGAATGAAAGATCAAATGTTAAGACAATTAATGTTTTCAGCTCCTAGAGGCTATGTAGAAGACCTTTGGGATGAGATAGTAGAGGTAGAAAAAAGTTTAGATTAAAGTTGTTAGTTACAAAGTTAGTTCGTATATTTAGGTATTAATAATTAAAACAACAAATATCATGGCAAAAGCATTTAAAGAATTAAAGTTGATTAAAGCAAGATTTATTGAAGGGATTGATGAATTAATTGCTCAATACAAAGAGGAAGGATTAAGTACTGATGAGGTTCACTTTGATGATTTAGAAGAGGATGTATGTCAAATACTTTCAGATATTTTTGATGAGAGTGAGGGAGATTGGAAAGTATCTTTTTAAAATAAAGTTGCTCAATCAAATAATAGTTCGTATCTTTAGGTATCAAAATTAATCAATCAATAATTAAAAACAAACAAGATGAAAAAATTAGAAGTATTACAAAGTGTTGAAGGATCAGTTAGCTCAATCTTCTCAAGAGAGGATGTTATTAAAATCATTAATATGATTGATGAGAATTCAGTAAGGAGAATCACTACTCAAGATATTGAGAGAGCGATTGATAATGTTATTAATAGTCTTGAAAGAGATATAGAAGATGTTGTTGATTACACTCAAGTAGAATTTAATATCAACTATGATAATAGAATTGAAGTAGAGAGTGTGGGATTACATATAGATTATATTAGAGAAGCTTTAGAAAATAACTTCATGGATTTTGGAGAAGCAGAACAAGAAGGTGATTTAGTAGAGTTAGAAAGAGCAGAATAAGTTAAAAAAGATTCAATGAAATAGTTTGAAAATAGAGTCTTTGTTCGTATCTTTAGGTAAGTAATTAATCAATCAATAATTAAAAAAACAAACATCATGGCAAAGTTTAACGGATTTGAAAAGTATTTAATTGTTCAAGGAGTAGAGAGAGTAGCTTTAGAAATGAAAGCTGATATTAGGGATATCGAAGAGAAGGGAAAGAATCCTTTAATGACTATTGGCTATGTTGAAATGGTTATGAAGGAGTTGTTAGACAAGGTTAATTCATTCACTATTAAAGAAAAGAAATATAGATAGATGAGTGAACAAAAGATCAAAGGAGCATGGAAAGGAAAAGAGAGTAAGGTCGCTAAGACCTTCTCTCCTATGATTGGAATGGTTTATAAAGGAAAGAAGAATCGGAATAAGAAACAAGGAATGGAAGTGATCGGAGTATTAATAGAAGTATATCCAGATCAGGGAGATGCCATACTAAGAGATAAAGAAAACTTTCCCTATTGTGTTGCTTATGATTCATTACAACTAATATTACAAAACTAAAAAGAAAGATGGAGAAGATTAAACAGACAAAGAATACAATCAAGATAGGTGGAGTGGTATATGGTACAGTGGCTTACTTAAAGAATGTGAAGAAGAGCTTCACCAAAGATAACTTCATAGTGGTAGATGGAACTTCATATTACATTCCAATATGATAGATGTAGCTGCATTAATAATCGGAGGAGTGTTCCTGGTATTGTTTGTGATAATAGGAGTGATGATTGTTCGTCCAATGGATGAAAATGAATAGAAAATAATTAATCAAAGTGTTGCAAGTTCCAGTAAAGGTTCTTATCTTTAGGTATCAATAACAAATAAAAGATATAACATTATGACAAGAGAAGATTTTATGGCTGGGGTTGAGTTCGAAATGAACTATGGAACTTTCTTTAAACTAGAACATGATCAAAGATCTATTACAAAGGTTTATAGATCACAGGACAGATCTAGAACTGTAATGGAAGATCATCATATGAATGTAGAGGAGATAGATGAGTTAGGGTTTGAGGCCTATACTTACTTGTTGGGTAAGAAAAGTGTTAGGAAGGTTAGGTTTAAGGACCTAGAACCTTTTAAGGGTTAGTCTTCGGACTAACTTTTTTTTTGTGTAGGTCAAGGTGAGGTCAAGGTGACGTCAAGTTGCTAGAAGTTTGATCGTTGTTTTCCCTCAACGGGTAGTCACTCGGGGATCCGAGCCCACATAGAGTTGTATATTTCTGATGAAAAATGAGGTATGGGGGTATATATTTATATATACTATGTAGCTTTAAGTGAAATGTAGTTATTCGGCTACTAACCGAAAAGTGTCCTTCCTCTTTAAGTTTGGTCTATATAGCTGCTTTACTTCAAGCACGAGTTACCACCTATACCCCTAACCTACCTCTTATGTTGTATTACTATGTGTTTGTTTCTTATATTTAATATAGAACATTTCCAGCTATTTTCCAACTACCCAAGGGAATTTTTCCGGAAATTTTTTCAATATACAAACATTATATATTTATATAAGATGAAGAAGCTAGATAGTAACAGCCTTTTTGAGATATTCTCACAAGGAGATGAAGAGATTTATAGAGAAAATAACCTAGAGGAGGTGTTGGATAATTCTTTCATACTCTTCGGTATGGTTGTTAGGGGTGTGGAGAATTATTTTATCATAGACCAGCTCTATACAAATAGATATGGAGAACAGTACCAGAGAATAAGGGAGGATGTAAAGTTGAAGTACTTATTGGGTTTGATGAGATACCTTGAGAGAGTTGAGAGAATACCTTTAGATACGCTCCATATACTTCAAGACGAGTTTGGATTACAGGCCATAAAATATGCCTTGGAGGAAATGCTAGATTTCTTTGAGAAAATAGAATACTATGAACAATGTGCTTTAGTAAAGAAATATTTTGACCTTTTTTTAGAGGAAAAGTTGCAATAACTAAATGTTATTCGTATATTTAAGTAAATAAAAAAATAAAAGTTATGGCATACCCAGTACAGGATTTACTCCTATATTATTTCATGATAGGGACAGGATTCACCCTATTAACAGATCTCATCATTAGATTTACAGAGTCTTCCGAACCCTATACAACTCCCGAGGTATTGGCAAGCATTCTTCTCTGGCCTGTGATGGTTTGTGTTTTTATTGTTAATTTTATAAGAAGAATCGGAAATGTATAAGGATAAAATAAGTTTAACTACGGCCAAGGTTTTAGAATTAACAGGACATATTACAATTGTTGATGCTTCACCAGAGTCACTTCCTGCTCTAGAAGAAGGAACACAATGGAAAGAGAATTTTATAAACTTACGAACAAGACACAGGCATATATCTCCAGATAAACTCCTTACCTTTCTCTCGGCAAGATACCTCATAGAGGTGAAGGAGGGGTTGGTAGATGGAGATACAAATACTTTTTCCTGGAGATATTTACATGGTATAGAAAATTCTAAGATAAAGGACAGACTTCTTGACAATGTAGAGTATGTATACGTATTGGTCAATCCCGGCTATCCTTCACTTGTGAAGATAGGAATGACCATTCATGATGTTCATAGGAGAGCGACATCAATTAACGCTACTGCGACAGTGCAGGAGTGGGTTCCTAAATTTGCTTTACCCCTTAAAAAGGGTTCTGCTCTTAGGGTTGAGAAAGCCGTACATGCTTTCTTTGATTCTGTAAGGGTTTCCTCCGATAGGGGAGGGTCTAGAGAGTTCTTCACCCTTGATCCCTTAACAGCTTTTGATAAGGTTCGGGAGATAGGGGCAGTGTTCACGGTAGGGAATCCTATTACCTACTAGAAATATATATAGAACTTGCGCGGGAAATCGTCATTAGGGTTACAGGAGTTGTTTCCCAAAAAAATTCTTCATACCTTAGACAAGTCTTAAAAAGAGAAAAGAGATAAAAAAACTAATAAAAAAAAATTAATAAAAAAAAATTAATAAAAAAAATTAATAAAATGAGAAACAAAGATTTATTCGAACAAAAATTAGAACGATTCGAAACAGAGGTGAAAAAAGTGGGGTATAATATCCATAAAAACGAATTAGATGTAGCTTATGCTTTAATAGAAGATTTATTAGAGAAGATAAGTGACTTAAGGACTTTAGTGAATACAGAGCATCAAGACTAATGAGTTTATCTGCAGAGCAAATACAGAAAAATTGGGATAAACATCTCAAGATAGTAGATACTTTTATAACGGGAGATCGTAAAGAGAAGTTAAAATCTCTTTACTTAGATCTTTCGGAAGAAATGATAATAGCTCCTGCTTCCGGTAAAACTTTTTACCACAACGCTTTCCCTGGAGGATATATTGACCATGTTAACCGTGTGGTTCATTGTGCATTAAAGACCAAGCAGCTGTGGGAGGAAATGGGTACTTCTATAGATTTTACTGATGAGGAGTTGGTTTTTGCTGCCCTTAATCATGACCTGGGGAAGATAGGTTCTAAGGGAAAACCCAACTACATCCAGCAAACGGATAAATGGAGGCAGGATAAGTTAAATGAAATGTACACCCCCAATAAGGATTTAACCTTCATGCTTATTCAAGACAGATCTCTTTTTACTCTCCAGCAATATGGAATAGCTTTAACTGAAAGAGAATTTTTAGCTATCAAATTACATGATGGATTATATGACGATGTAAATAAACCCTACTATATGTCTTTTAGTCCAGATGCTAAATTTAAAACCAACCTAGTTTATATTCTTCATAATGCAGATTTCTTAGCATCTAAAATAGAATATGATGTTTGGAAAGGTCAGGGAGGGTCGACAGAGAATAAGGCAGAGAAAGTAAAAGCAAGTACAGGTAAAACAGTCAATGCTTCTGAAGGATTATTAAATTTAGTAAAAAGTATCTAAGATGGAAATTTTAGCAATAGTATTAGGAGTGCTTATTTTAGGGTTAGGATACATAGTATTTAATCTAAATCGTAAAGTAATTAAGCAAGAGGAGATCTTAGAATACCAAGTAGGTTACTTGAGAAATGTTTCGTACCTTATACAGGAGTCAAAAATATACGTAGAACAATTAGACGAGAAAGGTGCATTTAGGTCGGATGATGAGGTAGGAGTTTTCTTCAACTTTATGAAAGAAATACAAGAAACAATAAATGCCTACCGTCTCCCAGAAGATTATGGCAAAACCACAAAATAAAGACAATTACTATTTTACCCAAGAAACAGAGGATGCAATCGTAAGATATAACGCATCCTCTGATCCTGTTTTTAGAGATAAGTTATTTCAAAAAGAAATATACCAGCCTCTTTATAAGCTAGCAGAAAACATTATTCATACTTTTAAATTTTACTACTTAGATGTAGAGAGTATAGAGAATTTAAAATTAGATGTAGTTAGTAT